TGCACCTACTGACCAATCAAACCTCCAAGCTAAGGCGGCTGGAGGGGCCAGTTTAATCAAGTCCTTTGGACCGAATATGATAACGTATTTGCGGAATTGGATTGATAATATAGAAACTATTGGAGCTGCGTATACAGGCCCGCTCGTTCTTTACATTCAACCCTTTATGAAAAAAGTGCAGATGGCTAATCCAAGCTTTGGAATCAATGGTGAAGGCGCGTTTGAACGTGATAGATCATGGGGTATCACAACAGAGGCCCCTGTCTCAGGAGAATATATTGGCGGTGGGCCTACGAATAATTATTTTACAGCGTGGGTTTTTAAGACACCGATGACTATTCAATACCAAGTAGGAGGTGTATATAAATATATAACAATGACTACTCAATTTGCTGAAGAATAATCGGAAAAATGTATGACAACAGAGCTGGGCTCTTATACCTGTAGAGCCTTCAACGCCCTCATCAATCGCTTGTACTTCATGCGCGCTCCAAGAAGAAAGCTAGAACGAATATCAGCCTTGATTGCGTCAAGCAAGGCTGATATAACCCCCTTTTGCTCATTGTCCTGTAAGTGTTCCAATCTGTCATCTAGATTTACACGCTCAATGACAAGTTCCAGCATACTCCCATCTCGCCAGGAGCGCGTATTCCACTTTATAGTACCCATCATATTCGGCGTAAACTGTGTATCGTGAAGAAGTGCCTTCAAGACTTTCTGTAAATGCCAGAGGCTATAGCCCTCAAGGTCACGCAGAACAGATTCTTCCACCTTGACGAATTCCCCCTTCTCTACCCTCTCACGAATCCTACGAAGTAAAAGGGCCTTCAGCTCTGCTGTCTTCTCCTCTCCCAAATCAAAGGATATTCCAGGAGCCCGATATACTTTCCCATCCATCAATGCCAAATAAGGATAATAGTCGTCATTCAAATATTTATAAAATTCACTAAGCTCAATACACGACTCCGACATCTCATAAATATTAACTGCGCGCCCCCCAACGCTTAGGACCTTCTCCAAATCCAGAATACTCATGTGTGGCGTATGTTGGTCATAGCCGTCTATGAAACGAAAGCGATTCGTAAATAGTTCTGTAAATCGTTTCATCTGGTCTTTATTGTAAACATCAATAACACAGATGACCTTTTGGTGGAAAGAATGCTTCTCCAGATACGCAACATTCCTCTCAAAGCTTTCATTGAAGCCCCAGTTGTTGCAGAAGAAGACATCAAAATCTGAGAATTTCTCTAGATTTAGAATACCCCCCTGATCCAAATCGCCGGCTCCCATGATCAGTGAAAGCCCATCTGCTAGAAGCCATTCAGGAAGACGTTCTACGCCTTCATGAAAGTTCAATACGTGCTCGTTATCCATGGTAAAGGGGACTTGTCTACACTATTTGCCTTGTGTTTCAAATTTATTGACACTCTCTATTGTCGAGAGAAGTGTTTTTATCAGAGCCTCTTGTCTTGATATTATGACTAATTGATTCTCTATCACCGCAATAAGTGTATCATTGCTCTTTTTCAAACGATGTAACTCTTCTAGGATACACTTATACTCCTTGTCACCTGACATCTTCTACTACCGTTAAATGCCAAAATTAAGAACGCTAGTTCTTAATTTTGGCATTTTAGGAAATAATGTGAAGTGCTAATAATTTAAGAACAACCGAGCGTAGCGAGGGGTTCTTAAATTTGGCACTTCACGTTACTTCTAGCTTAGCAAAATAGAGGGTACAATTTCACCTCGGGTCCCAATGATTCACGAGCAACATGGAATACGCTAAAAATATCTTTGCGTATCTGATCCTGGGGCTTACAATTCGTGACCTTCTCCGAAATGTGCTGGTATAAGTCAAAGTCCGGAAACCTCTCCTCGCCGTATTCCTCACGCAACACATTGTTTCCGTCTTCGTCAATAAGCCACGACCAGAGGAGATTCCAGAAGGGTGATACAGTCTCGTGGACCTTCCACAAACACTCCTGGCTCAGAATAGCTCCGTCGGGCTTCTCTGCCGGCTGTTCCGGATATAGAGCGTCAATAATACTCACCGCATAACGGCACAGGTCAAATGACGGGTTCGGGTAAATAGGCTTCTCAGAACCATTTAATAAATTTCTGAAGACATACTGGCCCTCGGCATCTCCCCCTATCTCATAGTCGTCACTCACGAACCACTGCTCTCCCACGCGATATACTGCACGACCGAAATCAATGAGGCACATTATTTTTCCAAAGGTTGGCACCTTCCATACATTGCCATCGCGAGAAATGTAGTGTAGCCACTCCTGGTCAGTCTTCTTCCATACGATGTTATTCGTATGTAAGTCGTTGTGCGTGAAACCGAGGGCACCCTGAGAAGCAGAGAGCGCTGCCACAATCTGAAACGTCCACGCAATCCATCGTTGTTCCCAGGCCTCTGAGTGTCTGGGCGCACCTACTAATTCACCCTCGTCATCTAGCATAGAATCCAATACGCCCTCCATCTTCTCCTGGAATATTAACATAACGGGAAACTCTTTCAGCTGCATAAATACCGCCGACTCTTCATAAGACTCTTCCGAGCACTCAGATTCCTCTGACCCAGACCCAGAGCCAGATCGATCTTCGTGAGAAGAAGACGCCGATTCCAGGGACTCCACGCTCTCCATCTCCACAATCTCAGGGTTCAGCTCTCCCGCATCCTCCAAACTAATATGGCTCGCCTGAGACCTTGGTGTGGAGTAGTGAAATGTGGTGGAGCGCATTGATGAATTAGGAGTTTCTATCTGTGACTTATTATCCTCATAGTATACTGAGAATAATCCTTGGCGACGGCGCTCCCAGAATAACTTATACCGACGATAAGATTCATATTCCCCGCTGATATTGAAACGGTACTTATCGGCAACACCCCGGTAGCCACCATAAAATAAGCAGAAATGCGGACTGATATTCCTCTCACGGAGTTGGCCAAGTAAATAACTCGCAAGACAGTCCACATATGCTTGATTCATCGGATTTCCTATCTTTTTTCCACGCCTTCTCTCTCCCTTCTCAGGGCTAGAATAATAGGCCTGGATTGTGCGTATCGGGTCTAGCAGGTGGGTAACCTTACAAAACGCATCTTTAACCTCCTTTGACACAGTCTCTATCTTACACTCACCCGGTCCATTAAATTCCGTGGCTCGTGCAAATAAATTGTCGGTAGCTAGTTGTCCCTCAGATGTTGGGTCGGAACCCAGGAGTATTCCAATAATTGGTGTTATAGAGCTTATTTCATTATATCCGGCAAAGCGAGGAACCCCGGAGAATCTCCTCCAAACTGGCAAGGCCACATGTACTGGCTGGGTTAAACACGGATCCATTCTAGCGGCTATGACGGATTTCCTAATGAGTTCGTAACCGCACCAATAAGTATTTTCACCCTCCTTAATACAAGAAATGTCTGACAGGACTGATGCATTGAATGTTGGTATCCGGAAGTTTGATATGAAAATGATTCCACAGGACGCCGTGTGCGTTTTCATTGGTAGAAGACGTACCGGCAAGTCAACTCTTGTGAGAGATCTCCTTTATCATCATCAAGAAATGCCTCTAGGGACTGTGATTAGTGGCACAGAAGAGTCAAATCAGTTCTATAAGAAACTCATTCCCCCGCTGTTCATCCATGGCGACTATAGTCCTCTTATTATTGCGAACTTTTGTAAGAGGCAGAAGATGATTATGGCGAAGATAAACAAGGAAGTGGAGGCATATGGACAACAACGCACGGATCCGAGAAGTTTCTTGATTATGGACGACTGTCTCTACGACGACAGTTGGCTGCACGATCGCAATATTCGCTATCTATTCTTGAACGGTCGTTGGCTCAAGGTCTTCTTCATCATTACTATGCAGTACCCCCTTGGTATTCCTCCAATGTTGCGCACGAATGTGGACTATTGTTTCATTCTCCGAGAACCCTATGTTACCAATCGCAAACGTATTTTTGAGAACTTCGGAAGTGCTTTTCCGAGTTTTGAGTTCTTCTGTCAGGTGATGGACCAATGTACGCAGAACTATGAGTGTATTGTTATGAACAATAACTCGCAGTCCAATAAGCTAGAAGATACGGTATTTTGGTACAAGGCCGAGATGCATGGCGAGTTCCGCATAGGCGCCCAGGAGTTCTGGAATCATGCCATGGCGAATTATAAGGAGAAGGATGGCGAGGAGGGGAATGAATACGACGCTACGGCTGCGAAACGGTTAAAGGGGCCTATGATACAGGTGAAAAAATATCCGAATCAATAAGATTTATACTTCTTAGAATGGCGCTTACAAGCGAGATGAAAGATATTGGTCAAGTACTTATTCTTATGTTGATTCTTGGATTATTACTAGTGTTTCTAAGAAAGCCTCTTTCTGAAGGATTCACAAGTGGTGGATCTGCGCGATGTGGAGTCGACCTGGGACCGTGCGATGCGGGCCTGAAATGTATCAACGGATTCTGTACGCTTACAGAGCCTAAAGCCGCATATGATAAGCAACCTGTCCCTCTTGCTCCCCAGGGTGTTTTATCTCCTCTCCCGTATTTTTAAAAGATATTCATTAGAAAGATGGCGAAGTCCACCATAAAGACCGGTACATGGTATATACTGCTCTTATTGGTTGTATTACTGGCCCTTTTACCTATTCTACAGGGAACATCAAATGTACAGGGGTTTGTAAATCCAAATTACCCAGCTACGTGTAACCCTGTTTGCACAGAAGGACACTTCTGTGCAAGCCCAAATCAGTGCCTTAAAAAATATGCTGGAGGAAATGTACCTACCGGCAACTTTTAAATTTTTTACACCATTTCTCATTAAAACCGCCCATTTTATAAATATGTTCTAATTTGTTCCCATCCGTTTCTTGTATCTATAAATCTAATCCATGCGTTCTATCTTCCTCTGGATTGCCAGATCGACAGGAACAGAAAACAGGCCCTCATAGCTACTGCTTCCCAATGTCGTTGTGGTGGTATCTGGCACATCCTCCACTGTCGGGGTTAGAGTAGCCTCTTCGGCGGACACGCGCGTCTTCGCATTTCCCATTCGCGACTTCTTTTGCTCGTTGTAAAAGACTTCGCGACTCTCTTCGTTCTCCCGGTACTTCTTCATCAGAGTGTTCAGCTCCTCGTTCGCGTATTCCTGATCCCCAACTTTGTTCGGGTCGGGCTCCCAAGCCATCCACTTTCCTACATGACCCTGGTAGATATTGAACGAAGGATCCGCCTTTTGAAGGCGCTTGGCACGTACCGCCGCCTCGGCCTCCGACGAGAATACGCCGCGCACCTTGATTCCACGCATCGTCGTGCGGAACTCATTCTTCGCGAAGAACTCCTCCTCTAGCTTGGAACCATAAGTAAACAGGAAGTTGTCGAACTCCTCCTGAACCTTGGAATCAGCCAGCTCGCGCATGTTCTTGCGGACGTACTGCTGGAACTCCTCTACGAGCACATCCACCCGCAGAAGATTCTTGCGAATCTCGTCGGCAGGCTTGACGGCTGCTGCCTCTGCAGCAGGCGTGGGCGTAGCATCAGGCTCTGCTGCCTCTGCTAACGCAGGCGCAGGCACCTTATCCAGGTTACCGGCAAGGGTCTCCAGCTTTGTATTGATTACACTCACCTGCTCAGCCAGCCACACCTCCAGCTTCTTCGTACGCCACTCCAAAACATAATTTTGCATAAACTTACGAAATAAAAAAACGTCCTTATTCGCCAGAATCTTCTCTGGGCTGAGGAAACTCAGAAGAACAATTTTCTGACTACTGATCTCCGGATCCTCGCTAAGAAAGTCTTCCTCGGGCTCATTACGTTGGGGAGCTCCAGACATTTCTGAATGGGTATGTACCACTCTGTTTAGACCTTCCATCCCGGGAAAAAAATCTAGGGAACGAATATAGACAAGATGGATGTAAACGACCTTCTGACCCGCATTGTGAAGTATGTAGTGGAGGGCATTGCCGTGGCCCTGGCCCTTGTGTTTATCCCCCGTAAGCAACTGCCCCTGGATGAGATCCTCACGGTGACCATCATGGCCGCAGCGGTGTTCGCGGTGCTCGACATCTTCTCCCCCTCCATCGGCGTGACGGCGCGCCAGGGCGCGGGCTTCGGTATTGGCGCAAACCTGGTGGGTTTCCCCATGCGCTAAAGAAGCCATCACACTCTTTAAACAAACACACTGCGCCCGTGAATATCACGCACGCATTGAGTTTTCCATATAATGCTTCCGGCACATTGCCTCATACGAATCCGAGCCACCGACAAAGATCTGCTCGCCACCTTTGGATCCGCGCACAAGTGCCGAGAATAGACCTGCTGTACCATCACCACACCTTTTACACAATGATGTGAGACGCTGGACTTCGTCGGCAAGAGGTACGAGACGAAGAATGTCTCCGAAAGGCTTCCGGTCAGAATCGCCATCTAGGCCAACAACGACCACATCTTTCCCGTCCTCCTCAACCGCCCGAGAAACGAAATCATACAAATCCGTGAAGAACTGTCCTTCCTCAATCACTAGTAAGCGCGCCTGGGCATACTCGGACCTTTGCTCCAATCCCTTTAACACAGTTGCTCCAGTCGCATCCATGGATGCCAGGTCGTGCGTTACAATCTTGGATTTATCTGAGTACCTTGTATCAGCAGATGACGTAATCACGAATGATTTCCATCCGAGGACTTCGGCGCGTCTAAGCCTTGAAATAACGGCTGATGATTTCCCCGCGAACATAGGACCCATTATAATTGTGAGAGAAGGCATGGGCGTGAAGGACTTGTCTGTGTAACAGGGAGACAGGGTCAATTTTTTATGGCTTATAAAAACAAAGGAATATATTATCATTGACTGGACTTAGCTCACAGTCCTAAATAGACCTAATATACTGCCACTGTAAATCGGCACATATCAGCCCCCAAATCTTATCCTGGTTGTAGAGCTTATCGCGATTTTTCAACAGAGGAAAGCACTGTAAATAATCATCCAGCTCTAGGAGCTCGCAGAATTTATACAGAACATAAGAATATGACAAGAAATTGCTCCTGTTCTTTGGACAGTGCTTGACAAACGAGCTCTGGATCTCCTTGAACATGAACCGCAACTTCTCCTCCACTTCGCGCGGCATGACAGGAGCCGTTTTTCCATTGATACGATTCAAAATATAAGGCACGTGCTCGTAAAAATTCGTGTGTTTGAGTTTCTTGAGAATCTCACGAATTTTCGCAGGTTTCAACCCTTCCGTGCTAGATATCCGCTCCTTCTTGAGCTCCTCCATAATTTCATCAAAGACCTCCTCAGGAATCTCGGTACTCTCCTTCGCCTGGAATTGGGCGAGCCACTCATTGAAATGGTTAATGCGTTTATAGGCATAATATGTTACCTCGCGAGGAGGATCCTTATAACTCGGCTTATCACTGTCTATCAGGACAAACTCCTGGTAGCCACACTGGTCACAGAAAAACAAGGCTTCGTTAATACTGAAGGTCATCTCTTTATCACAGCGATCGCAGATACCATAAGGATCTTCTATAGAGTTCGTGGACTTGGCGTGTTCTGGGTCTATTTTTTGTAGATATTTTTCCAGTAAGATCTCGCGCCCCTCTTCCTGCTTCAAACCCCTCTGATGGGGAACAAATGGTTCGGCTGTTCCTTCATTCAGCGCTGCCAAAACACTCCCTGGCTTTACTTTTACAGCCTTTGAAGAACCTGTTGAACCTTTCTGGATCTTTTCCTGGAGATCGTAGTATTTATAAAGTATGTCACCTGTTTCAAAAAAATAGTCGTACATGGGCTTGTTATCTTTCCAATCATCCCGCTTCTTTCTGAGAACTTCGTACTCATCCTCCAACTTCGTCTTTTCCACAACATCGCCACATGTTTCTATTCGTTTCTTAAGATTCGTAATTATGCTGTCCATATTTTCCACTTCCTCTTTTTCTCTCTGTAAATTGCTCACCTGTGTATGGTGTAAATTATCTAAGGTTGTTCTTGTAGGCTTCATTCTAATCCAAGGACAGGGTCTAGTTTAGGTCGGTTTTTATAATGGTCTAAAATACTTAGTTGCCACGTATATATGAACCCAGACCGGCTACTATCATTGACAGGTTCTCTATACATCTTCCCAGGATATATATCACTGCAAAAGGGATATAATTATCATGCTTCTTACTAGCATTTACATCTATTGTAATTCATAATTATCATCATCCAACATTACTTATAATAGACCAAACAGCGCTACTGAATTATTTGATATGTTCCTTTTACATAGGGTTTTCTTATAATGTATCTAAGAAAACCATAGGCCTTGGAATCATTTCTGTATTATATTCAGCTTACATATATATAATCGGTAAACAAACGGGTACAATGGTTTGGGATAATAATATATATGTTAGAATTACATATCATTCTTTGATGCATATTTCAACAAGTTCTGTAGTATACTGCGCGATAAAGGAGGCTACCCACAAAAATTGACCACCCAAAGCATAAATAAATACAGTCTCACGAAATATGGATAAGACACTAAAAGAACTTATAGCGCTTTGTAAGGAGAAGGGTGTCAAAGGATATAGTGGAAAGAAGAAGGAGGAACTTGTGAAGCTACTGGAAGAGCCTTCAGCGCAAACGCAAACGCAAACGCAAGCCAATCTCAGGATGGTGGATCTCTTCGCGGGTACTGGTGCGTTCAGCCTAGCCTTTGAATCCACCGGTAAAATCGCCGTGGCATTTGCCAATGACATGGTGAAACATTCCAAGGAGGCCTATGATGCAAACTTCGGCCACAAGCTTACTCTAGGGAACCTGAACGACATCAAGGTAGAAGATATCCCCCCACACGATATTCTGACCGGCGGATTTCCTTGTCAGCCGTTCAGCATTGCCGGCCATCAAGAAGGCTTCAATGACGAGCGTTCCAACGTCTTCTGGAAGATTCTCGCGATCATTGACCATCATCAGCCCCGCTGTGTTGTACTAGAGAACGTGAAGAATCTTGTCACCCACGACGACAAGAAGACGTTTGAGACGATTCGCACGAATCTGGAAGGCCGTGGATACCACATTTGCCACAAGGTCCTGAATACCTCGGATGTCACGGGCATTCCTCAACACAGGGAGCGAATTTACATTGTATGTCTGAAATCCAAGGCGATTTATGACAAATTCAACTTGGATTTCCCCAAGATGGAGAAGAGGCCTATTGCCGAGATGCTAGAGACCGAGGTTCCCGCCAAATACTATTACAAGGAGACCTCGAGTGCCTGGCCATTACTCAAAGATGCGGTTACGAAACCAGCAACCATTTACCAGTACAGGCGCGTCTATGTGCGCGAAAACAAGAGCAAGGTCTGCCCCACGCTCACGGCAAATATGGGCGGTGGTGGGCACAACGTACCGTTCGTGCTCGACAGCAAGGGCATTCGTAAGCTGACGCCGAGGGAGTGTTTCAACTTCCAGGGATTCCCACAGGACTATATGTTGCCTGCTCTATCTGATGCGAATCTCTATAAACTCGCCGGCAATGCGGTATCCGTGCCCGTTGTCAAGAGAATTGCGGAGAGGCTGGTGCCTTTATTGGTGGAAGGCCAACAAGCTCCATCGGCGTAATAACGCGAATACCTCTTTTTATCATGTCCCACATAGCATCAGACCATCCGTACATCTGCGCTACTCCTTCTTCCCTAAGGATAGCGTAGGGACAACTGTGCTGAGCGCTCACATTCCATAGTATCACCATACACTCCCCTTTTACACAAAGACCAGAGGTAAAGACATCTTCATAATCCATGTATGTGATTATAACAAGATATTTCTTATTACCAATAAGCTCATATGCCTTCTGTAAATCTACTTTACCGCCCCGCCCAATGGACCGAATAGATGCCACCTTTTTACGCAGACTATCTCCAGGCCGAAATGTATGCCATCTTGGCTCGTTATCAAAGGTGAGCACACGACCACTCATGATCCCAAGAGTCAATGATATGGGCAAAGGCCTCCCCCACATAGATTCACTGAAGTCACACATAAACACTGTATCTTCCGAAATCTTAGCCTCAGTGACGCATTCCACGTCATAGTTCCTAGCCATTGTGAGAAACACAGGTGCCAGGACTTTGTCAGCCACACCCGTTAAAAATATTCTCTCTCCCGGCACTGCTGCCGCCACTACCGCAGCCGCTGGCGGCAATGCCGGCGTAGCGCTGAATCTCTTCAGGCAGGAAACTGCGCCACGATATCTACATGGAAAGAAAAGCCGAGCAAAATGCTTCGTCAAATC